GGCACACCGATTTGAGGGCACTGTTTTTTGAGGATGTGGTTGAGATTCTTGCACAGTTGAATCTTCCCAAGCCGACCTAAGAACACAACCGCATTCTCGACATCCCAACCCTTTTGCTGGTGCTTAACCCGAAGTTCTTTGAGCAACTCTACCGTGCGTGCAGAAATGGAAATCGTGCGAATCCCGGCACGGGTCTTGGGTGGCTTGAAGACGCCTGTGTTCTTGCCAGCGAAAAAGGCGTGTGTTTGTTTGATTGTGACCTTGCTTGAGGCAAGGTCAACTTCGGGCCAGTGCAGTCCAAGTATCTCGTTTGGTCTTGCTCCGCTATCCAATGCAAAACACATGAGGGCCGAGAAGTGCCCCTCTCGGAAGGTCTCGAAATGGGCAAGGAGTTTCTGAGCCTGTTCGATGTCGAGCCAGACAGACCGCGATGGGGCGGACTTCGGGGCTTCTACACGGTCGGCAGGGTTCGCCAGTATTAAGCCAAGTGCGACAGCACGATTCAAGCAATTGCACAGGATTTTGAGGGCCTTTGCCCGTCGATTTCCAGACTTGCCATCTTTCGCAAGTTCGAGAAGCCAACGCTCAACAAGGACGGCAGTGATGTCGTTTAGCTTAAAGTGGCCGAGCTTCGCGGTAGCAAGCCCGATGAGATCGGTATAGTTGAAGTGGGTTGCCGGTTCGCGGGTGTCTTTGATCTTGTCGAGCCATTGTGCCGACCAATCCCGCAAGAGCATTTGTCCGTTGGTCACGCTTGCGGAAGTTCGACGTGCTGCTATACGTTCGTTTCGCCAATCGATTGCATGTTTTTTCGACTCAAAGGTTTTGCTTTCTTTCTCTCGTTTTTTAGTTAGAGGGTCGGTGTAGCTCAACACGACCCTCCACGATCCCGATGGAAGCTCTTCGAGCGAACCCTCTCCCCTGCCTCTTCTTTTTGGCATGTTGCCCTTCCTGTGGCTGAATTGATGTAGATGTGTTTTATGAACTGGCGTTTTCTTCTGCGATTATCCTAAGCGTGATTGCCGAGAGATGCTCAATCACATCCTTCTGCGAGGGAAAACTTTCCAAAAGCCAATTTGTGGGGTAATAAGGCCGACCTTCATGTTGCACAAAACTGATGGCATCGGCCAACGCACACAAGATCACAGTCTGAGAATCACCCGCAACGGCGGGGCTCAGGTAGATTGTGTTTTGATGGTCAACAAGGACAGTCCGCTTGTGTTTTGCAAGTCGTCCCTTTGCTGATGGATTAAGGACGATTACCCGATAATCGCCTTCAGAGATTTCAGTGGCCATATTCCCTCCGTAATAACAGCTAAAATAATCTGATCTTTTTCTTAGTAAACCCCTTGCAAGTAATTTAAGGCAGAATAGATTGACAAAGCCGATGGTAATTTTTCTCTGCTGAGTGGGCGACGGCAGGGAGAGACCCCTCGGCTTTTTTATGCGCTATGGGTATGCTGGCCCTTGCAGCCTCCGATCTTGCCTTGATATATTTGAAGCAGTTCCGTGTTGAACGATCACGTTTTGCAACACATCGTCTCCAACACGAGAAAGGAAAATTACCCAATGCTCGCAACTATCAATCGTGGCTATTTCGTCTAATTCCAATCGCATTGCCACAACCTGCGGATGCCGATTATCCCGACATGGATCGACTTGCTCAAGTATCTTTCTGAGCAATTTTGCCCTTTGTTTTCGCGCTTCCAGTGGTGTCATCTCGGCTCTCTCGGTATTCTCCGCCAGTCGATCTGGTCAATCAATTGAACGCACCTTTCGAGAGTTGCTTTAAGGTCTGCATCTATTTCCGCCAGCGTCCGTAGTGGCTTGAGATGCCTGAAAAATTGCCTGTCTCGCTCTCGCTCTTCTGGGTCGGAATAGCTCTCAAGTGTGGGTTCCACTGCTGACCTCCGCGATAGCGATCCTAACATATCTTCTTGCTGCGATGTAACACTTAAAAACAGTTACATGCCGACCGTCATCTGGGTGCAGGTAAAACCGAACGACACGGGCATTGATCCCATCTGGATAGCGGTCGGTTACAACCCGAATGATAGAACCTAAAGGAAACAATGGGACTGATTCACCTTGATCGTTTTTCATGTGCCATCGTCCTCTGCGATACGGCTCCAAGTGCCATCTTCGTTACGGGTTATCAAATTGCGTTCTAAATAGTATCTGATCCAATTATTCGCGTAAAAAGCAAAATCCTCGATCCGAGTCCAGAAACGAAATCCCTCAATGTAAAGTTCCAACCATAAATCGCGGCTCATCCGTTCTCCTAAATGTAGAACCCATGCAGGTCTTTTGTTTCAGTTACGCCATTTGAATGATGGCACAAGGCAACACGATGCCCCTTCTTGAGCAAACGGTTCAGGTAAAGAACACCCATCTTGCGAGGGAATCCAGACATCGGGCAGACCCCATTTCTTTCGATCAGTTGCAAGCCGAGCTCCTTGTCGATCAACATCGCGTCGTCGAAGAAAGCCTCATAGAAATCCCCGCACTCCAAAAGGACAATCATCCCTTCATGCTTGGCCTTGAGTTCTTTCCATTTTGCCATCATTGGCGTTAGAACGATTGTTTGCGTCATATTCCTAGTCTCTCACAGAATTCCCGTTACGAAAGAAAAGCTCCCCATCTGCTGCGACTCTTGCTTCATAACCCGCGACAGGCCCAAGATGGGCTATCCAGTCTGATTCATCACCACCGTACAGCGATGCTGCCAATTCTTCAGCATCGAAAACGTTCTCTGCTTCCACGATTCGTATATTGTCGATTGATGGCAAAATATCCACATTGTGGCACTGAACCCAAAATGGCAACAACTCCATAGTTCACTCGCTGAAAGGGGTTGCATCGGCGTATTCATAATCTCGACTCCATTCGACCGGCTCATCCTCGACCGGTTTTGCCATCGCATCCCACTCCGCAGCGAAAGCCTCGTCCTGCTCGGTTGTCGTTTCGATCTCCTCCCACTCCCCATCGAATGGGTGAGGGATTACTTGCTTCTTGAGCAGGCCATCCAACGCATCAACATGCTTGCAATATCCGCCTTTCGTGAACCCCATGCAATCACAGTAATGAGAGAACCCTTCGGGGTTCTCCGACACAAACACAGAATAACACTCAGGGTCTTCGGGGTCGATCTTGTGCAACAGAAACGCACGCCCCGGCCCAAAATCAACGTCGGCGAAAGTCTCCTCGACATGGTACGACGTTTTGTCGATGGTCAGCAACGGCAAATCCCCGTCATGGTTCCGGTCGTAGGTGACCGCCAAGATTTTGCAGGTCTTCTCCCCGCGTTTGATTTTTCGAGCGGGAACACAATGAATCGTTTTCATGGCTATCTCCTTTTGGTTTGAAGGCTAATGGGCGTTTTTGGTTTATCCGATTGTGCTGTTAACGATTGCACCAACCACAAGTACTCCGACAATGGTCGGAACCGAAACCCCTGCGAGGCTTGCGATTGCGACAACTGAAGCAACAAGAGCGACTGTTGCTGCGGTGTAGACTGCGAGGTTTTTGATGAACTTTTTCATTTGAATCTCTCCGTTAGTGTTATATAAGTACTATAATAGAGTAACTTATATAAGTCAATAGAAATTTATACTTTTCAAAAAGTTTTTTCGGGGTATACTGTAGGCATGGGAAAAGAGAAGCCAAAAAAGAGAAGCGGCGGAATAACTCACTACACCGACAAAGGGGAGGTCACAGTTACGACCTCTGTCACCGTCGAGGATCAGACCCGTTTGCGGGTGATTGCTGCGAAGCGTGGGCTTCGCAGCGTGGCAGCTTTGCTCCGCGAATTGATCCAAGCGGAACTTGACAAGGAGGGGAAGGGGTGAGCGTGAAACCAGACCTGACTTTGTTCGTCGTTCGTGTGCGTGACAAATACAAGGGTGACATATTCCTAAGTCACCACCTTGTATGGCAAGCATCAAAAGAGGAAGCCATTGAGCAGACAAGGCAGCACGCGAAGCATCAGGGGCTTGACGTGGCCTCTATCGAAGTGATTGGGCAACTGACGGGAGAGGTCATCGAAATGTCGAAGGTCGAGGATATTATCAGGGAGAGACGATACACATGAACGACACAATCGACGCCCAAGAGTTTGCGTATCATGTCCTCGGCCAGTGGCCGGACAAACCAACCCAAAGGAACGTAATGGATAACGAAGACCTGTTAGCACTCTTTGCCGGTTGCATCACTGAGCAAAACGAAGCGAATGTGGCAGCCTGCCTCGTAGCTGCTGACTGGCTGGAAGAGCATGGATACGAGCATGAGGCCGACCTTCTTCGCACAGTCGATCCAACCCGTCCTGTGCCGTGTTGGGTTAAAAAGCACGAGATGATTTGCAAGAAACGAGATTATGAGCCAACAACATTCGAGAGTGATCGAGAGCGGTTTTATTCAGCGTCACAAACGCGAGTCGATACCGTAGTCTATCGCTCGCTGTCATGGGCTTACAGACAGTCTCCCGATATCACTGTTTTTGGCGATCAGTGGAGATGGGAACTGATCGAAATAACAGTCATAATTGAAAGCGGAATTGTCCGAAAGGCAACACGTGATCGAATTATTTCATCTGCCAATTTAGTTGAATTTTTTCGGGTCGCAGGGTCGGATAAGCCTAGTTCTCGTTCTGATTATATTCTCGCAAAACGCTTGAATGTAATTCGCAGAGACAACGGAAAAATGGATACCATTTGGCCAGAACCTTTTAAGATTCCGTTTCGGCAGCATTTGCTCCAAATCACGCTCGTCTAAATCGTCTCGCCAATCAATACCGGCTCCCACCTTGCCCTCGTCATAACGTAGTAGTACCTCGTCGGCTCTCGGCACACCATGTAGACCCGTTCGACCTCCCTCTCATCTCGAACCAATAGCCCCTGAATCCCATTCCTGAGCGGGAACCACACCCCATTTTCGTAGGCAGCCGTTGCGACAATGGTCACGATCTCAGGGGCAAGTTCTGTCCACTTGCCGTCTCTGACTGAGTCGAGCCAAGTGTACCCTGCAACGGGAAGTTGCGATTTCCGATCCCAATTACCCCAACGCACAAAACGCAATTCACCCCGCACACGGATCGGGAGAATCGGCGACGTTTCCCGCCAGAAGAACCTGCACTCGTGTTCACCATTCCCCCGTAGGAACCGGCGTCGGGTCAACGCTCTATGCTCGTGGAACATCTCAGGAATCTCAGATAGCAACAGACCAATACCTTGACACATGATAGAGGTGTACATAATTACACGCCCGTCAAGGTAAACCCGTAATTCAAGGGATTTTCCGCAAAAGACGCTCAAGCGGTATTTTGAGATTTTTGGGAACTTTCGTTGAAGATGGAACTTCACAAATGGCAAGGCGGATTGTATGTATACAAATGAACACTATTCAACGGAGTGACCATGCCAGAACTCATCTATGTGCCAATCTTGTTTGGGAAGGACGATTCCCCGTACATTGTCGATGCCGATTTTGATCTCAAGCCACTGAAGAGCACGGGTTCTCTCACGATTGTTGGCGGTCGAGAAATTGCCTATTTGTGTTGTGTTGGCGTTGTGTTGAGCAAAAAGCCTCGTAGAGGTCGATTGAGGGTCAGATTCAGGGATGGGTCAACTCGTTATGTCCGACGTGACCCCGACATGCGTCGGCACTCTGTACTAGGCGTCCCCGAATGGACAAAGAGCGTTTGCTAAAATAATTTCGCCCAAGCCCGAACACACCCACCGACCGCAAGGAGGTCGCCATGCCGGACACACGAACCGAGATTAAGCACGGCAAAGAAATTGCCAAAGAGTTGCAACAGGTTGGCGAAATGTTGGCAACTCTTTACCCCGAAGGCCAGTACGCTACTCTCATCGTGAGGTTAGGTAGCGGGCTCCCTGACGCTGTGATTCCATTTGAAATCCAAAAAGGATCGCTCACTCCTCCTCATTCCCCTTGTTCTTGAGCTTCTGAATGGCCTCGTACCTCTCCTTCACATTTGCATAACGTGCCGTAATTTGTGGGCGGATCAAGGGGTCGAGGATATCAGAGATGGCCTCCCCATCAACTTCAATAATTGCCGACAGCATATCGGCCAAATCCGACTGTACGCGAACCATCTTTGTGGGCGTCGGTCGTGGTTTTTTCTTCTGAGTCATGGTTAGCATTCGGATCACCTCAACGTGACCGATGTCGCATTCAGGTGACATCGATTATAACCTTTTTCGTCCCATTTGACCAATTATTTACAGATTTCAGTTGACGAGTTACCGATTCTTGTATACAGTCTTCAGTAGTCAGATAACTGAATGCTGACATCTGATTTCAAGAGTCGATCCAGTGAAGCAGGAAATCCAAGTCATTCGCGTGAACCTTCGCACAGCATCCAAGATGTTGGGAACTTCCGTTCGCCAGCTTCGGAAGTTGGTCGAGGCTGACGTTTTTACTGACAATCGCAACGGCGGAAAAGCAACAACAGGGGCGAGGATTTACCTCCTCACTGACGAGGTCGAAGTGTACGCCCAAAAAGGTGTCGAAGCCTTGCAGCAATATCGCCGCGAAAAAGGGCGGATCAAGTAACAGGACGGAAACCAAACACAGGAGGGTTGATAGATGGGGATTCACAGTTCAAGAGAATGGTTGCCGATTGGTCAGATTATCGCCGAAGTGCGAGATCGGTTGATCGACGGCTGGGTTTGTATGGTAGCGATGACCCCGAAAGGTCACAATACCTTACGCATTGTGTCAGAAGAATTGATGGTGGACACATTGCCTCACTTTTTCGGGATGGTCTCCCAATCGTTTTTAACTGGCGATAGCAAGCAGTCCCTGACGTTGCTTGCTCTGCCTCGTGATCTGGCTGCCACCCTCATTGAGGTCTTTGCAGGTGAAGATGCCGAGTACCGAGAGGCGTTCTCGGAGGTGCTTGCTGAAAAAGAAATTCCGGCTGGTGCATTCATCGGCATTCGCTTGAGCGATGTGGAGTGGCCTGAAGAGGTCTTTCGCATGGCTTGCAAAGTGTTTGCCCTGACCGTACCCACAACCCAAACTCCGACCCCTGCCCCAACCCTTCAACCCTCTCGAAACTAAGGAGACTGACCATGAAACCGAACAAGCGAATCAACGCAGTTTATTCTGCAATCAACAAAGTCAAAACAAAAACCGAGAGACTCGCTCTGCTTCGAGCAGGGATGGGTATCGTATCGCGAGCCAACCAAACGAAGAAGCGGAGAGGCAAATGAGCTGGGTTATGTTCGAGAGGTTAGTCACCTCCACTTTGCTCGGTCTGTTTTTCTTCGACCTAGCCTTTGCTGGAAAAGCTACCTCATTCGCTCAGCACATGACCTACTGGGTTCCGTGCTTTTTCTTGGGCGATGTGATCTATCGAGCTCTCGTTGGAATTGAACGGATTGCCAACAGGCCAACGATGGTTCGGACCTACCCTGTCGCACGACAACACAACGCCTCTGGCACATCAGTGCCAGAGCAAACGCAACCTCAAACAGTATGGAGAATTTGAAAAATGGTCATGCAAAACCAAAACACGCCGAGCTTTCAAACCCTGCCGGTCCCGATGCTCTCGAAGCAAATGACAGTCAAAGAGCAAAATCGACTCACAAGGCTTCGTGAACGGGGGGCAGCAATGGCTCTTGTGGAGCGGGTCGCTACGTCTGCTATCACGGCACTGCTGCCCACGCGGATTATCGCCAGTGCTGGCCCTGAGATTCGAGCCAATCACCTAAGTGAGCTTGCTCCGATTGCGGTCGAGGTTGGCGTAGCGGTCTTGAAGGAACTCTACCTGAAATCCGATGCTATTGCAGACATTTCGGATGCTGAGGTCGAACGGGTCATTGCAAAAAGGCTTGCCCAAAATCAGGAGCCGACGCCAGAGGTTACGGGTGCAACAAAGGCTCCGATTGTGATCGAGGCTTACAACTGAGACACGTCAGCGAGGGGACTGGCAATATCGGGTTGAGAATCAAAACACCAACAGAGGAGGGAAACAAAGCGGACCCTACGAACGACTGAGACCAAAGGTTTGTGAAGCAGATTAGCCATCGTGGATGAAAAGCTCAGGGCTGGTCCGAGGTTCGATTCCTCGGCGTGGGACTAGGTGGATCAGGAATCAACAGGAGGAGTGAACATGGCAGAAGCCAATCGCAAAACGCGGAAGCGGACCCGACGAGAGTCAGGGGAACAACGAGAGGGGTTTTACCTCGGAGCGACGGAGCTTGCAGCGATGTTGCAAATATCCCGAAAAACGATCAATGACCAATTCAACAAAGGCAAAATCGCTGGGTCGTTTCGGGTGGGAGATCGTTACCGAATCTCGTTTGTCGATGCGATCCGGAACTGGCCCTCGTTGGCACAGGTGGGCGGTCCGTTGCATGAGTGGGCAAAAAAACACGGACTCGCTGAAAGGATCCCACCGTCGGATACGATCAGGGCTTCGATGGAGGTAGGAGGATGAACGCAAAAGAAATAACTGCCATCCTCGGCATGGAGGAACCAAACCGTCGGGTGATGGTACGCATTGGCGACCAACTCCACGAGATCAATCAAGTGGTGTTGTACTCGCTCAATACGAGAGGACGGAACGCAGGCCCTGATAGTCCACCCGACCCGATTGAGTTAATCGCACAACCAAAGGAGTAAGGATGCTTGTACTGAGCCGATATGAGGGCGAAGAAGTTGCCATCCAAATGCCAGATGGCACGGTCGTCTGGGTGATGGTCAACAAAATTGATCGAGGGAAAGTCCGACTTGGTTTTCGGATGCCCGATGAGGTGATCGTGGACCGGAAAGAGGTCTACGAGGAACGAAAGAAAAACCGTGCTGGTGTTGTGAGTGTTGTTGGGGCTGTGGCCCCAACACAAACAAAGGCAGAACAAAAATAGGAGCGTTTTCTGTGATGGCGGTGTCTTCCCCTAGCTACGTTATTCGGCGATTGGTGCAAGGCTCACTGACGTGGCTTGATTGGCGACGTTGGGCAGTGACTGCCAGTGACGTTGCAGCCATTGCGGGACTCTCACCCTTTGCAACACGGGAGCAGGTGATGCAACAGAAGCTCCTCGGCGTGAACCCTGTGAGCACCTACGCGATGCAACGAGGGAATCGACTGGAACCGGTTGCCCGCCGCAGATTCGAGGGCCTCACCCGAAAAGATTTTCCGCCGGTGTGTGTTGAGCAGATCGATGAGCGGTGGATACGAGCTTCGTTGGATGGGCTTTCGAGTGACGGCGAAATCCTCGAATTGAAGGCCCCGAACTGGCAAGTGCATGAGTCGGCATTGGGCGGAGTTGTGCCGGACTATTACGGGGCTCAGGTGCAATGGCAGCTCCTCACGACGGGGCTGGATGTGGCTCACTTTGCCACGATTACAGAACACAGCAAATTTGTGCCAACGGAACAGTTGGCAGTGGTTCGCCTCGGGCCAGATGCAGAGTTGCAGGCCCATTTGTTGGAAGTGGGGGAAATTTTTTACGCGGAATTGATGCGACGCAAGGAGGAAAATTGATGTTGGATGCAATGGGAATCAGGACGTGGCAGACGGTCTTTCACGAGGGGTTTGCCCCTTCGCTTTCGACCGCAGGGCTGGAAGAGCTTCGAGATGCTCTACATGCTCGGAGTTGCGAATTGTCACAAGGTTCGACCACAACTCCTCCGCCGTTGATGTGTGTTCAAGAGTGGCCGGTCGAAGCTGCCTGTGCCATTGGTTACTGTGGGTGGCGTGGTGAAGGGCTTGAAACGGTTGGCGAAGTTGAAGAATACTTTGCCCGATGCTGCTTCGAGGCCGACCAACGACTCGGCGAACCGGCTGCCTGCCGTTGGTTCTTGAACTGGTTCGACGATACGCCACGCGAACACATGTGCCGAGAGTTGGCCGTCGAGGTCGAGTTGATCCTCAAACAACGCAAAGAGCAAGAAGCGATAGCACCTAAGCAACCCGAGGAAGACCCTTTTGCGGGGTTCAGTGAGATCGAGGAGTCGAAATAATGGCACGAAAAAAACCGGTCAGCAAAGAGACAATGGATCAAGTACGCGAGGCTGTTAAGGCTGATCCGTCAAAGGATTCATTGCTCAGAATCGCAGATACTTTTGGGGTACGGATTCCACTGGTTTATAGGGTTCGCCTGAGTCTCGGATTAACAAAATCCAAAGACGAAACCTATCGCCAAATGAAGGAAATCAGGAAAGCGATTAAGGCTGATCCTTCGAGTGAAAATCTTGAAAAACTTGCACGCGAAACAGGTCGCTCTTACATGAGCCTGATTACAATTCGGCGAGAGCTTGGGCTATCAACAGAACGCGGTGCCAACTGGACTCGTAATCAGGAAAGTGCTGTGAAAGAGGCATACCTCGATGGTGAACGAATCGAGGATATTGCAGCAAAACACAATCGCAGCATTAGTGCGATTTATCTGAAATTGAACGAGTTGGGCGTGAAGCGAGAAAGACGAAATCGGCTTACACCCTCGGTTGTCGAGAGGATTTGCAAAATCATCAAGGCAGGGGGCAATAACAGACAGGCTGCCCGTATATGCAAAGTCTCGGATACGACGGTACGAAAGATACTCAAAGACAAGGGCATCGCAAGTCGATTCGAGGAAGTCGGTCGAAAAATGGCCCAAGAAACCAAGCTCAAAAAGGTCGAGCAACAGGGATGGCCGAAAGGCTGCACAGTTCACAAGGCACGATTGCTCAAGGGACTTGAGTCGATTGGCTTTGGAACAGTCAAGCAAATTTGCGATAGTTCTGGCTACTCAAATGCGGAGCCTCGACACTACAGTTTGCTTCGCCAAATGAAGGACGAAGGGTGGATTATTTTGACGCAAGTCAAAATGGGAACCAAAAACAAAGTGCATATGTACGCTCTGAGCGAAGCTGTTAAAGCGAGCCGAGAGGCAGCGGTTTTGCAGAACGAGAAAAATACAGAGGAACCAATCCCCGAAGTTTTGCAGCCTTATACAGAGGACAATTTCAAGCTAACCGGCATGTCCGACGTGATTGAAAATCGGGCTGGCACAGACGGCAATCCTGGTATGAGGATCATCAAGGGGAAGAACCAATGACAAAGCCCACTCAATCGCTTGTGCCTCGCCAGATGTGCCGACATTGCAACAAAAGCAATGTCAATCGGCCACGCCAGCTCTGTTGGTCTTGCTACTATCGACCCGGCGTTAGAGACCTTTATCCCTCAACCAGCAAATACGCTCGAAGGGGATACCCTAACAGGTCGGGAGCTGCGATGCCTCCAATCCCAACAACGGAGATCGCTGGAACGGAGGCTAAGGTGCAGGTCTTGATGGGACGAGCGAAACGAGGAGAGCAGTTATTCCACGAACTCGACGCTGACGGGACAACAAGCCAAAAGGAAACGCTCAAGAAGGGTACGATGGAAATCTTTTTGATTTGGAGTCTCCGCTATCGCAACTTCGTCCGCGACCGTGTGCCGTTGGGTGAGCCGGCACTGATGTTTTGGTCTGAGTCTGATGCAGAAGAGTGGGCAATGGCTCACTGGATGTGTGAGCGTGATGACCTTCTCGGTCACTGTGAGATTCGGAAGTTCCTAATCACGGAGGATCGAAAGTGAAAGAACTGAAGCCGATTGAGGATTATTACAAGGTCGTTCACTGGTGTGTAAACCGATACGGGCAAAATGTACCCAAGCGATTCCTTGATGATTTAACTCAAGATTGCAACGTGCAATTAGTGAGATGCTATCAGAATTTTAACGCCGAAAAGAACAGTGAATTTTCGACGTACATCATTAAGTCGCTCTGCTTTTACATCAGGAATTGGCACGTAAGGAAAGAATCACTCAGCGAAAGTTTGTCGTTAGACACTGAGCATAACTGTGATTTTGAATTGAGTGATTTGGTTGTTGATCGGCCACAAGCCGATCAAGATTGGCTGATTGATTGCAATTTGTTTTTGCGATGCCTCGACAAGAGGAGCCAGTTGTTTTTGCGTCTGCACAAAGGACTCGATTATACGCTCCGTGAGATAGCTGCGATGTACGAGATTAGTTGTGAGCGTGTGAATCAAATCATCCAAAAGGCGATGATTAAAGTTTACCTGCATGCGAAGAAAAAAGGGTTGAAGATGATTTGAATTAACGACACTCTATGGGAAATGGTTCCCTAGTCGTGAATGAGTCTGGAGTGGTTGCAAACGCTTCGACCAGACCAAGCCGGTTCGATTCCGGCAGAGTGTCAGCAGAGGGCAAAACGTTGTGAGTCCAGTTGTGGTCATGGGCAGCGAATCAACGAAGCCAACCAACGTGACAAGCAGAGAGAGTTCTGCCGACAGGGGGGAGAGTCGTTAAACGGTCACCGCGTGACACCTGCGAAATGAAAAGTGGTGCGACAGTCGGGAGAGACCGGCAAACGAACGGGTAGCTCAGTTGGTAGATCAGACAGACGTAGCAATCTGTCAGTGCGTGGGTTCGAGTCCCACCCCGTTCATTAGGAGTTAAATGTGAGAGTTCCGTTCAACATCAACGAATATGTCTGGCTGAGGTTAACCCCCGAAGCTCTTGATTATCTTCGGCAAGAACATCACGATTTTTGGAACAGAGTTCGCCCTAATAATCCGATGCCTTACCGAGAACGAACACCCGAACAAGATGGGCTTTATTCGTTTCAATTGTGGCACTTGATGGAATTATTCGGGCCTGTCGTTGGACCTTGCAATCCGTCCATGATTGTTAATTGCGAAATGTTTTTTGAGATACCAACCCGATCAGCACCTGATGGTTCAGCCATCATTGATTTATAGGAGCAACATGAAAGAGCAATACTTTGAAAGTGCCGCTTGCATCAGCGACGATGAGGTGTACCGCTACACACTTTCGCGTTATTGGGGTGATCGTGGTAGAACACACGACACAAAAAACGTTTGTGTGTTTATTGGGTTAAACCCTTCAACTGCCGACGCAATCAAAGACGATCCGACAATTCGACGGTGTATTGGTTTCGCTGATGGATTTAGAAAAAGTCGCTTGCTGATGCTTAATGCTTATGCCTTTCGTTCCACGAATCCAAAAGCATTACTCCGAGCAACCGATCCGGTTGGCCCCATGAATGATTTCTTTCTTGGATCCCAACACTCTGACCATTTGTTAATCGCCGCTTGGGGATCACATTGCCCTATCGAACGAGAGTTGGAGTTAGCAGACATTTTCAAGGATCACCAGTTGATGTGTCTCGGCACAAACTCAGACGGCACGCCTCGGCATCCTCTCTATATACCCTCGTCTCAACATCTAATCCCCTACACGTGGAGGGTGAAATAAATGACCTTCAAAGCATGGCGGTGTTCTGTGTGCGACGTGCACCTAACCTGCACTGAGAACGGTTGGTTGTGTTCTCAGCCCGGAGCCCACACTGGACTCATCAGCGACTACCAACTGGCTGTGAGATTGCACGATGAGAGCAAAGCCAAATACAAGGATCGATGCGATAGCTTTTCGGCTTGCAGGGGGCAAGTAGCCGAAAAACGGAGCAAACTCCTGCCCACCGGAAACGACTTGATTTTGCAAGCTGTGAATGGCAACATGGAGGACGACTAATGCAACTGACGATTGAAGCAAGTAAGCTATCGAACACTTTACAGAGGGTGCAGGCGTGTGTAGCCAAGCGAACCTCGATTGATATGTATAAGCGAATCCTTTGCGAAGCAAACGACGACGGGCTGATTATCACGGCGACCGACCTTGAAAGTTGGATGCAGGTGCGAACTCCTGCCTCGGTTCTTGGTGATGGGAAGACTGTCCTGCCCCACAAGGAATTGAAGGCAATCGCTGATAAATCTGAGGGAGAGTTGAGCTTCAATATCTCGCAAGGCTCGACGATGATCGAAGTCTCCGGCGAGGGATCGCAGTACAACCTCGCTCTGATGGAACCTGACGGCTTTGCACCGATTCAAGAGCGAGAGGTGGACGAATGGTTGCACACTACAGCTTGGGAATTGATTCGTGCCTTGCGTCTCACTCTCTTTTCAGTGAGTGAAGAGGAAGGCAAGTTTGCAATGCGTGGCATCTTGTTCGAGGCTGCCAACTCAACACTTTCACTTGCATCAACTGACTCAAAACGACTCTCTGTTGCTGAAGCCAAGCTGTCAGAGCCTCGAACAAGCGAGAAGGTTTGGAATGCCTTGATCGGAAAGAATTGTTGTAATCTCTTATTGCAAAACCTGCTACGTATACCTTACGGAACGCCTGTCAAAATTGGGCTCAATTATAACAACTGTTATTTCAAAACCGAAGACTCCGTTTTGATGATTCGGTTGTCGGAAGGACGATTTCCGCCGTTTCGGGATGTCATCCCGAAACTCAACAAAATGCAAACAATCAAGCTCAATCGTGAAGGGTTCTTAGTATCGCTTGAGCGATTGAAAATGATGCTCGATGATGAGTGCCGACGGGTCAAATTGAATATCAACGGTACAAGTATCACGATGAACATCACACACACAAAAGTCGGAGAAGGTCAGGTCATTCACCTTCTGGATCAACCTGCCAGTGTACCCGTTGTGTTAAATTTTGACCCTGAATTTTTGTTGGAGTTGTTGGCAAACAACGAACTGAATGACGAGGTTGCGTTTCACTATTTGAACTCCAACAAATCAGTGTTATTCACAAGCGACCGTTACACTCACCTGATTGTCCCCCTGACTTGAGAGCATGATGCAAGAATCCCCCCAACTCGGCCTCGCTCTCTCCTTATTGGATGTCGGCATCGCCTGCATTCCCATCCGCACGGAAACCGGCAAGGAGAAAACTCCTGCCCTCGCGAAGTGGAAGCAATTCGAGCAACGCCTGCCCACCGAAGCTGAGTTACGACAGGCGTTCTCGGGCCGATCATTCGGCATTGCTGCAATCTGTGGCGCCGTCTCCAACGGCCTTGAGTGTCTCGACTTCGAGGTGGCTCACGAGTTTGAGTTGTTCCAACACGAACTCGACCAACTGCAACCCGATCTTCTCCCCCGGTTGGTGCAGGTTAAGACCCCTTCAGGCGGGTTCCACCTGTGGTATCGTTGCCCAGAAGAGTGTGGCCCGAGCACTCGCTTGGCACTGAGAGATTCAACACCGGAAGAACTCGCAGTTGATCCCAAAGACAAAATCCAACTCTTGATCGAGACCCGAGGCGAGGGTGGATATGCCCTTCTTCCGGGAGGCGATCCACTCGCCCACCCAACCGGCGAACCCTATGAGTACGTCTATGGGCACATCACCGCAGCCCCAACGATAACAGCCGACGAGCGGACGTTGATGCACGATCTCGCTCGATCATTTAGTCGGCTCGTGAAGCCAGCCAAAGGCCCAACACCAACCCGACCCAAAGCAGCACCCGGAACAATTTCGGCAATTGACGATTACGATCAACGTGGTTCTTGGGAGGAGATATTATTCCCGCACGGCTGGACTGTGCATTCTGGCACTTGGGAAGACGGTCGCCTCACACGCCCCGGAAAAGATAACGGGGCGAGTGCGACGGTCGGCTACTGTCGAGGCTCGCAAGGCGAAGCTCTCCTGCATGTGTTTAGTCAGAAGACCGAACTCCAAGCCGGATGCTATGGCAAGTTCCGAGCTCTTGGGATTCTCAATTTTGGGGGCAACTTTTCAGAGACGGTGAAGACCCTCGGCCAGCAAGGTTACGGCACGCCATTCACACATCGAGGTTCTGCTTCGGTTGGGCCTGTTGCCCAACCCCAAGCTACAACACAAGCACAAGCCAAAGAGCAGAAGCCCGACGAGCCAACGAAACTTCCGTGGGAAATCCCACCACAAAAAGGGGAACGACCTCGAAAGATCATCAACGCCGTCGAACTGATGCGCAAGGAATTCGTGCCAGTCCCCTACACGGTGGATGGCATCTTGTCGCAAGGACTCAACCTAATCGGAGGCAAACCGAAGGCTGGCAAATCGTGGTTTGCTTTGCAACTCGCATGGGCGGTTGCAGGTGGGTATGAGATGAGTGGACGGAAAGTCCGCAGCGGGTCGGTTCTTTACCTTGCGCTCGAGGATACCGAGTCCCGCCTCCAATCCCGAATGAAACTTCTTCGAGCTGCCACGGGTTGGGACTTCCCCAGCAAACTCGACCTCGCAACCGTTTGGCCCCGTTGTGACGATTCGGGCCTGTATTACTTGTGCGAATGGCTCGAAGCTCGAAAGAGCGATGCCGTTCTTGTTATCGTGGATACCCTTCAAAAATTCCGCAAGCCCATCAAGGGCCAAACCAACAATTATGCCGACGACTACGAGGCCCTCGAAGGTCTCAAGGGGCTTTGTGATCTCTACGGTGCGACTGCCCTCGTCATGCACCACACCCGAAAATTGAAAGCCGAGGATCCTTTCGAGGAGCTCTCCGGAACGCAAGGTCTTGCTGGAGCTGCCGACGGTTTGGGTGTTCTTGACAGAGACCGGAGCAACGCAACTGGACGCTTGTACATTACTGGTCGGGATCAGGGGGACAGCACTACCCCATTGAGCTTTTCTGGTGACTCGGGCCTATGGACGCTCGGCGAGACGACCGAGGGGATCGACACTGAAGGGCGCGTGGTTCAACAGGATAAGGGGCCGAGTAAGGTTGAACAGTGCATTTTCTGGATGCGTGAGTTTCTTCGCGAATACGCATTCCCTTCAGCCGAGTTCAAGACAGCAGCTCATGGCGCTGGCTTCGGATGGGGCACAATCAAAGAAGCTCAGTCAGCAACCGGAGAAGAGGGCACAAAGGAATTCAAGGCTTATAACTTTGGATCGCGGGCTGAAAACGATTGGTGGATTGGGAGGTACTACGCACCCGGAACCCGCCCTCACAACTGGGTTCGACGCCCTCCGCCAACAATCAGCAACGCTACAGCGACAAGACGCAATAGCGACGAGCAACAAAAGCCGGATGACTGGGTTCCTGATGAAATTTGAGTTTCACGAAAAGACCATACCTGTCATACCTGTCAGGGCAAACGCGAGAAATATAGGGGTTTGGTGACTGGTACGGCGAACAACAGAGACCATACCAGTCATACCAGTCGAGGGTTTTTGCGAAATCACCATACCTGTCAAGACTGGTATGACAGGTATGGTAAAAATCAACGAGGCATACCAGTCACCAAACCCTTGTTTTTACGGGGTTTGGTTAGACAGGTATGACAGGTATGGTAATTCTTGAGGAGTACGATTTGTGGGGATGAACGCAACCGAAGAAGAGATCGTGCGATGGGTCGAAACCGGTCGGGTGGAGTATGCTGCCGTCCGCGATTTGCTTTCGCTCCCGTCGCAATCGCGTTTGCAATCGCTCGGGTTCGCTGGACCCGTTTTTGGTTCACCCGTTGCCCCTGCCGAAGTCTCTAAGTTACTCAAAACGCCGAAGCCGGTTCGGTTCGGAAAGTGCAAGCCTGGATTTGCCATTACCTTCGAGGCTCCTATTAAGCTCGTGTCCGAGGCCAACACGCACGACGGGTTGAAGGCTGAGCTACGAAGGAAGGCAGCCGTCAAACGGGCGATGCACCAAGTCCTCACGTCGCTTCCTCGGGTGGTTATTCTGCCTTGCACGGTAACGATGATACGATTTGGCCCAAAGGAGCTTGATTCCGACAACCTCGATAACGCATTCAAGGCGGTGAGGGATATGATCGCCGAGTGGGTAGGAGTTGACGACGCCGACAAACGATACACATGGCGGTTCGCACAGAAATCGGGCAAGGCTCACAAGGTGCGAGTAACAATTTGGAGCGGAGCATGACCCCCGAAGAACTCATCGCCGAGAACCACTATCTGCGAGAGCAGCTCCGCGAGTTGCAACAACAGAACCGAGCCTTGAGCCGAGAATTGGATCGAATGTATGACCACGAGGACGAGTGGGACGAGGACACAAGGTATCAAGGTTATTACCCTGACGACGATTTAGACATTTCGCAGGAAATAGAAAACGACTGGCATCAACTCTGGCTCGATAATCAGAAGCCACCATCCAACGCTGACGACATTCCTTTCTAAGTTGCACTCTAAAAAGCCTTTTGCTTTGCTTGTTTTGGCCCCACAAGGGCCAAAATCACTTCACACGCACTTCAACTCAAAGCACCCAAAATGAGACGAATTGGGACGAATTGGGACACTTTTGGAACAAAAAGTTACAGAATGTGACACTTTCGCGGCCACAATCGGGATTTGGAATCGACATAGTTGGGGTTGTTCTCGCCGGTCTTCTGGGATACCCCCCTATATAAATAACCATACTATACCTAACACTCTTATAAGAGATAGGTATGGTATGATTTATATACAGCCGGGGCCTCCTCTGAATCTCGGTTCCTTTTGCGTGACTTGGTCGGTTGACGTTCCCCTCTTGCGAATAACAACCAGTTGACTCGCTTCGCCTGTTACCCCAACCAATCTCGATTCATCTCACCTGCGAAAGGATCCCACTTTCGAGTAGACTTGGGGCATGAAAACAAAGCCCCCACCAACCGTAGAAAAGCTCGTTGCCGATAATCTCGACCTTGCTCGCTGGGTCGTTCATCGGTGTTTCCCTAACGTCCGGCCTCGCACCGCCGAATGGGAGGAGTATCACGCATGTGCCCTCGAAGGGCTTTTTCAAGCTGCAATGAAATTTGACTCGTCCAAAGGGGCCTCATTTGCAACCTTTGCTGTTTGCTGTGCTAGTCGGTTCATCCTCACTTGGCTCCGCAAGGAGTGCAGGAGGGGCATTTCACAAGTCACCGTAAAAACGGCTCGTGAAACAAAGCTCACCGTAACCCCTCTTGACGATTCCTCTTTTGCCGCTCGTGACCAACTGGCCCCGCTTGATGCTGTCGAGGAGATTGCATTGATCCAACGCAAGGTTGCGGTGATGGGCTCGCCTTATGCCGAGGTCATGCAACACGAGTTCTGGGGGCCGAAATTGTATCACCCGGAACTCATGCGATTGGCGAACGAATACGGCTTTGCTTCGGTTCGAGAGTTGATTGACGAGACCGTCCAAGAGGTACGAGGAGTATTATGTGATAGGGAGATTTTTCTATGAGCGACGAAACAACCCAACCGAACCCGAAGCCCAAGCGAAAGAAGACGGGCGGTCGAAAGCCGATTTTAGAAGAACGCGAACTGGCTGCCTGTCTTGGCAGGTATCGCGGGAACGTGTCCGCTTGTGCAAAACATTTCGGTGTGACTCGAACGGCAGTGAACCGATTCATTAACGATCACCCAGAGATCCAAGACCTGCACCGCGATGTCAAAGAAGGCTTGCTCGACGATGCCGAGTCTGCTTTGGCAAAGGCCGTTGAAAAAGGCGAAGGGTGGGCTATTTGCTTCACCCTCAAGACTCAAGGCAAGAGCCGAGGGTATGTTGAACGTCAGGAGGTTGAGAACATCGAACGTCAGGAATTGGTGATTACTGAGGAGATTGTCGATGGGGGTCAAACGGAGACGAACCGAAAAGACGATCCGACTGACACGCCCTCAAGCTGAGTTTCGCAACGCTCCGCATATTATTCGTGGCTTTGTGGGTGGTATTGGTTCAGGTAAATCGTGGGTGGGTGCATACGATCTTATTCGTCGATCTCGGAGAGGTCGGTTTTATATGGTTCTTGCTCCAATCTACACCCAGTTGGGCGACTCATCACTCCGCACGTTCAAAGAAATTGCCAAGATGATGGATTTGTGGGATGAGGGCAATGCAAAAATTAGCCCTCGCCCTTATTGCCGTTTGCACAACGGAGCAGAGTTTATCTTTCGTGGGGCAGACGAACCCGAATCACTCAAAGGCCCGAACCTCTCTGGGGTGTGGCATGACGAAGCAAGCCTTTGTGTTGAAGAATCATTTACGGTTGCCATTGGCCGTCTTCGTGAAGGCGGAAACATGGGTTTTTACACTGCAACATTCACCCCAAAAGGAAAACAGCATTGGACGCATGAAGTCTTTGTCAAGAATGCAGATTCTGACACGACTCTGATTTCAGCCACTACACACAGCAACACGTTCAACGATCCAAAGTACGTACAACTGCTAACCAAGAAATACTCATCTCGGTTAGCCGATCAGGAACTCAAAGGATTGTTTTTGGATGCACCCGGAAACATATTCAAACGGGTATGGTTCCTCATTGTCGATGCTGCACCTGTTTCGGGAACGCGTGTTCGTTATTGGGATAAAGCAGCGACCGACGACGGCGGGTGTTACACCGTTGGCGTCTTGATGTGCCGAGGGTTCGACGGGCTTTATTACGTTGAGGATGTCGTCAGGGAACAACTCAGTTCTTTTAGCCGAGACCTGCTTATCAAGCAAACAGCACAACTGGACAAAACACGCTACGGTCACGTTGTTCAGTGGTTCGAGCAAGAGCCGGGTAGTGCCGGAGTGGATTCCGTCGCATCGACTACTCGTCTGCTATCAGGGTTTACTGTGAAGTTCGACAAGGTCACAGGAAGCAAACTCGAACGGGCGCAGCCCTTCGAGGCACAATGCGAAGCACGCAACGTCATTCTCTTAAATCGTGCATGGACAGGCCCGTACCTCGACGAGCTTTGCGAGTTCCCCAACGGAAAATACATGGATCAAGTAGACGCATCGGCGGGTGCGTTCACGAAACTTGCAATGGCAGGCGAACCCGATCCAACTAATTCCCCTATCACTCTGCCCGATCAACAAATTGAAATACCGTCATTAGACGAAAGGATATTCGGATGAGTTTATATTCACGGATCAGGCAAATTGCAAACCGACTCCTACGGGGGCAGGTTGGGTCAACCAACCCTTCACGCGATTTCATTGATCGAGATGTTGAGCTTCCTTGGTTACAGGAACAACTTCGGGTATATGCCTCGCAGATTCGGCTGCGGGGTGTCAACTACGATAACTACACTGCTGAGACGGTCGAGATGCGAATGGCTTATCGCAAGTCGCTTGCCGAACCGACCGTCAAATCTGCTCTCCTCGGCAAAATTTACTCGGTCATGGCGTTGCAGGTGCAATGCGTTCCGAGGGACAAAACGAACGCACTCGAACACGAAGTCGCTGATTTCTGTAAGCATATCCTAACCAACTCAACTGGCGGAACACCAGGAGTTATCTGGTCGATCCTCTCTGGTGGGTGTATTGACGGGTTTTCGCTCTGCGAACCCGTTCCTATTCAATACTCGAAAGGGAAATACAAAGACAAAATCGGACTCAAAAAACTGAAAGCCAAAGACACTCGGTTGATTCAGTTTGAGGTCGATCAGTTCAAAAACATCACAGCAGTTATCAATCAGGTTGCTAACGTCGGGATTCGGTTAGACCCTGACGATTTTGTGATATTCCAGCACATGCAATTGTTCGAGTCTCCGCAGGGGCTTTCGGACCTTCGAGCGAGTTATAGAGCTATCGAGATGATTGTTCACGTCTTGAAACTGCGAATGATCTTTCTCGACAAGTACACCGGTCCCTTTATTCATGCGAAGGTTGGGGATGCAGCAGCGCGGACTCGGTTGGCAAACGAGTTAAAAAACATTCGGGCACAGGGGGGCATGGTAACTCCACCTGATACCGATGTGATGCTGCTAAATCTTGCCATGAGTGGCACGGCTGATTTTCAGGCAAGCCTTGACGATCTGCGAAAAGAAATTGCCATCGGAGTCTCTGGGGCATTCTTGCACATGCTCACCGGCGGAGGATCGCAACACAGAGGCAATTCGGAGGTTCAACAATCGACGGTTGATTTGTTCACCTGGGCATTGTCGGTTCAGGTTGGCACAGTGTTGGAATCGCAACTGTTGCCTGATTTCGTGGGGTATAACTACGGCACAGAGGTCGATGTTCCGCAATGCACGCTCGAAGCTCCAAACCCGGAATACATTCTCTCCGAATTGAAAATCGATCAAGCTCTCGACGAGTTGGGCTTCCCGCTCAAGACCAGCGAACTCGCCGAAAGGACGGGTCGAACTCCCGCACGAACCCCAGAAGAAGCCGTGCGGGGAGCTTCGGCGACCCCGCCAAAAACAATTCAAAACAATCCCCAAGCAACCCCGCCACAACAATTCTGAGGCACTCAGGCCCCAGCAGAAGAATAATAATACATGGGGACACAAACTCCTATTCCCGTTCCACCTGCACGCACAGCCAGCACATTGGCCCTCGCTGAGATATTCTCGGTTGGCAAAGTGCTGCCTTCGGGTCGAATCGCCGACCTCCCATTCCTCGAAAAGGTCGTGGCGAACTGGAATCTCTACCAAGCCAAAAGGACAGACGGTGTTCGCCCTGCACCTGCCTATCTCATCCCGGCAGCATCGATCACTCTCGGCCACGAAGAGCTATCTTCAATCGCCAAAAAATACGCTGAACGAACTGACCTTCCGGCACTCGGTTGGCCTGTCGATGTGCAGCTCGTTGGCTCGAAGCTCTGTTGTCGATTCACCAAAGTCCCCGTTCCGTTGGTCGAATGGATCGAGTCAGAAAACTACACGGAAATCAGTGCCGAGTTCTACGAGGATCACAATGGATTGGGGCCTGTTCTTCGGCGAGTAAGCGTCCTCGGTGCCGAGATTCCAAAGTGCAAAGACCTTGCTCCCATTCCTCAGTTCTTCTTTGACGAAGCCGAGGAGCAAGAGCCTAACATTCTCGCCTTCGCAGAAAAAACAATCAAACAAACTCGCAGCAATCAAACCTTGATCGGTGTGGGTAACTACGTTCTCAAATTTTCGGAGAAGTCTATGGATCGCAATCAGTTAATCACAGCTTTGAAAGACGCCGGCGTTGATACTTCGTTCATCAACGATGCGACAGCCAATGAGTTGCTCGCTTCGATGCTTTCGACATTGCAAAAGAAAGCAGCACCTGCAAACAACAACGATCCCCCAAAGGGCGACGATAAACAACCTCCCGCGATGAACATCGAAGAGGAAGTAAAAAAACAGGTGGCTGCCAACAGTGAGCGAATCCGCAAAGAAGTGGCTGCCGAAATGGAAAAATCGAAAGCCTTCCACGATGCCGAACTTAAACGGCTGCAAGACGAACGAGCACGCCAAGAGATTGCTGCCTTCTGCGAAAAGAACAAGGATCGCATCTATCCCTACGAACTCGATCCCAAAGTCGGAGTGACTTTGCCTGAACGCTTGTTCGCTATGTCGGATCAAAAGGTTCTCAAGTTCAGCGAGGGTGGCAAAGAAGTTGCACTGTCTCCTCGGGAGGTGGAAATGGGAGTTATCTCGAAACGTCCGCCAGTGATGAAGAACCGAGAGGTTCTACCCGACCAACATCAGAACCCGGGGGCCGTCTCTCCTGAACGTCGTCGAGAATTGCTCTCACACACAGCCGAGGGCCGAAAGGCCCTCGCACGCGAACAGAAAGCAGCCTAACCAAACGACAGCCCGTACGTCTCTTCTGGTTTTGTCGCCGGAAGCGGATTGAAACCCTAACCAAACAAATGAACGGCAGAGGAACCAATGAGAGAAGCAACACAGGTTTACACAGGCGAGGGGATTGTCCCTGTTTACAGCGAAGGCGTTCTTGAAGACGCTGTCTCGCTTGCACCCTCCAAGTATTACCCGAAAGGAACCGTGCTGGGACAGGTACTCGGCAACGGCACAGCCGTCAACGAACGCCAAACAGTCACGATTACCGGCACTCCAACCGGGGGCAGTTTCACCCTCACCTATGACGGTTACACCACCGCAGCGATTGCGTACAACGCAACGGCTGCTGCTGTGCAGGCAGCCCTCGAAGCACTTCCACCGATTGGTTCGGGCAACGTCACTTGTGCGGGTGGAGCGTTCCCCGGAACCCCAGTCACGATTGACTTTGTGGGTTCATGTGCAGGGATGGATCACCCGCTGATGACTGTTGCGGGAACCTTCACGGGTGGATCAAGTCCAGCGATTGCAATCGCTGAAACCAACAAGGGTGTTCCGGCTGGCTCTTACTTCGATTCTTACGACAACGGTGCGTCGGGTGGGTTGGCTGGACTCGCAACTGCAAAGGCAATCCTGCGTTACGACATTCGCACAGACGCTTACGGTCGTTGCTATCTTGGTCGCCAAGTGAGCGGAGACACCAACGCCTTCAAGAGCAGGTCGGCCCCTGCCTTTTTTGCAGGAACTTTCAAAACTGCTGACTTACCTTCGAGCGGGGCAGGAGCAATCGATTCGGCAGGCGTGACCGATCTCGGTCGGATTATGTCGGGCTCGGTTTCCGCTCTTACGGACAGCAAAACTATCCTGCGAATCGGCTAACCCCATTCGTTCGCCCTTGTGTTTATCAATTAGACAGGCAAGAGAATAAAGAGGTTTTTCAATGGCTGACTACTTACAGTTTCAAACTTCGGCGGAACTCAAGTTGATCGAGCAAAGTCTTGTCCCCGAATTGGAGGCGCAAGATATTTTACTCGACCTGTTCCCGACGACCGTTCACAATGCTGCGAAGGTTATGTGGGAACAAGAGGACAATTACACGGGCATGACCAACGTTCGGGGCCTCAACGGGCAACCCGGACGGGTGAGGCGAGCTGGTTCCAAACGCTATGAAATGGAACCCGGTTACTATGCTGACGAGACCGAAATCGATGAATACGAAATCGCTCTTCGTCGAGACATGGGTTCGCTCGGTGAACCAATCAACCTTGAAACAATCGTTTCAAGGCGACAACTGCACTTGCTTGTGCGTGAAGTGGATCGTAAACGGTACATGATCGCTCAGTTGCTGTGCTACGGATTGTTCACATCTACGGACAAATTCGGCAACGTAATCCACACCGACGCCTACCCTCTTCGTCAATACAGCGTGGGCACTGCGTGGAGCAACAAAGCAACCTCGACGCCGTTGGCTGATACCCGGGCTGCTGTTTCTGCTGGTCGAGTGGGTCAATCGTCTCGGTTCGACCAAACTGCAACCATGCTTGTGAATTCCAACACCGTGAATAACCTGTTGGGCAATTACAACGCTAACGACCTCGGCGGGAAACGTCAGGAGATGGGTGCGACGTTCAATACCATTGAAGAGATCAATCGTTTGATGTTGGCTGCCGACCTTCCAAGGATCGTGCCCTACGACAAGGCTTTCAGTCTTGACGAAGGTGTGACCTACACCCGTTTCATTCCAGATGGTTTTGCTGTGATTATTGGTGCTCGCCAAAGCGGAGCCCCTGTCGGTGAAATCCAAATGGTGCGAAACGCTGCCAATCCGAATGCCGAGCCGGGCACACACACGATCATCTCGGATTCGCTCAACAGCATGAATCCAGTGCCGAGGAAGATACTAATCAATCACGGTTTTCCGGGTGGCATTGCGATCCACTATCCCGGCTCCGTGATCGTGATGGCGGTCTAACTTGTTTCCTCCAGTGCAGCACCGGAGGCGGATTGAAACTAACAACAACGCATAAGCACAAATAAATTTGTGCTGCCCAACCAAAACACAAAAAACTTTGTGGGGCCAAAAGCCCCACACAACACAAGGAATAGGCAACTGTGGCAAAAGCAAAGAAATACCGAGTCCTCAAAGAAGTCCTCGGGAAAGATTGGAAAGTTGGTCAAATCCTCGAACCCGAGAAACTCGAAGGGCACGACATCAACTGGATGCTGACGTCCTCAAAGTGCATTGAGGAGGTTGCACCCGTCGAGGTCTTTCAAACTGTGGTTAATGGGATTGGCACCGAGGGCGAAAGCAGTGGCTCGGAGAATGTCGCTCCGCCTGCGGACAATCCTCCGCCACCTGATGACAAAAAGGATTCACCTCCGCCTCCGCCTGCCAAGCCGACGACACCGGCGACAGCCTCGAAGAAATAACTCGAGCGCAAACAACACAACCCCGCCCTTGCTTTTAACTGACCTGATCTCCCACACGAGCGACCCTGATGCCATCGTTTCTGACTGATGCCGAACTAAAGACGACCCTTGCGGCGACCCTCAAGGTCGCGGAAGGTGAGTTACCAGCGTACTGGACGACATTGATTACCGAATGCAATCAGGCGGCTTACAAGGACGTTCGGGGCGGGTTAATCCAACGGGGATTCACTTCGACGCAAGCAGATTCGTGGGATCGCGGAAAAGAATATCAACGAGACATTGCCCTCTATTGGCTCCTTGTGAGAGGGGCAGGACTCCACGAGTACGATCAAAAATTTATCTTGCTTTTGGATCGACGGAAGGATTTGCAAACAACCCTTGTCGAGATCGCTGGCGGAACGAACCAAGCTCCTACCGGGGATCCATCGACCGCGATATTCAACCGGTTCGATACGACCAATGATGACTGGACACTGGAGACTCCTCTGTAATGGCAACGACCTCTGTTGACCTTGCGAATCTCATCAAGACCAAACTGGCAGCGGTGAGTGATTTCTCAACATGGGCAATCGGTATCCGACGCAAGGAAGAGGCGTTGGCAATCGCTCAGTTTCCGGCAATCCTTGTCGTGCAAATGCCAGAAGAAATTCTCTCTGAGGACACTGACAATCGGGTCGAGGTGGGTTACGGGTATGGCATCCTAATCGCCTACAAAGATGAAGTGACCCAGAACGCGACCGACCCGAACAAACTTGTCGATTGGCGACGACTTGCACAACAAGCGATTTATCACACAATCTATGCGGGATTTATCGTTGAGGACATCCAACTTGAGCCAAGCTCAGGTCTAGATTTGAAGGGGTTGAAAGAGAATTGTTTAACGTCTGAATTTTATTTCATGCTTTCGATTATGGAGGATAGGGCAACATGACCGGCAAGAATTTGAAAATCCGATACGGTGCTGGCCCTACGACGCTTAGGGTATTCGAGGCGACGATCCTTGAAGAGGTCGGCGAAGTTGACGAAACCGACGGCGAATCCGGCGGATACGGTGAACGTGCCGACACGGGCGTCCAAGAGTGCTCGATCACATTCAAAGCAAATTGGCGTGCTGCTGACGGAGCTCCTCCCCTCGCAGGCGATGTTCTTGCCGACGTTCTTGTTGCTTGGGACGGTAACACGGTAGTGCCGGTTGTGAATAAACGTCACCTGTTCACCTATGTCAAAATCCTTTCGGCAGAGCGAACGGGCCAAACACGTGGCAAAATCGAAGTCACTTATACTGCCAAATCGTCCGGCCCCTATAAATTGCCCGGCGTTGCTTAGGAAATGTGGCTCGTTTGAAACGAGCCACAAAACACAATCAAAAACACAAAGGAGCATTCAAAGATGGGAATCGCAAATCAAGCGTCAGCGTTAGGCGAGCCGTTCGAGTTCGACGGGACAAAGTACACAATCAAGCCGTTGACCTATCGTGATTTGGCGATGTTATCCTCGCATCTCGAATTCAAGGCAAGAGAAACAATCTACCGAGCCCGTCAGCAAGGGGCAGACGCCGATACAATAAAACAAATGTCGGCTGCCCTTGTGGAGGGGGTGGCCGCCGGTCGGTATGAGACCGGCGGGGAAGTATTCCTCGAAGCTATGTCAAATGGAACACTCTCACGATACACCCTTCAGCTGATGCTAAAAAACGAAAAAGGGGAACCCTTTTCGACCTCTGAAGAGATTAGTTACCGAGTCAACGCCGACACCGACGCCGCAGCAAAAGCAAGCGAGATTATGGATCGGGTCAATTCCGACCCTTTAGCCGTGAAGCAGAGGAAGATGCCGAATTAGAGCAACTTCCGGTCACCGCAGTTTATGCGGTGTTGTGCAATGAACATGGCTACAAGCCCCATGAGGTTGATGCTCTCACACCGTTTCAGGTCAACCGGCTTGCTCTTCCAAAGAAGGGCAAAAAAGGGGCCATTATCTTTGACCGATTCGAGGAAAGTGAAGATGAAATGGGCATCGAAGATGCTGAGTATTGGACAAAGCACAAATGGCGTTTGATAGGCATATCGGGTTATGCGCTCGAAGTCATCAGTAAAGCTGATCTAAAAGAAAGTCAGGATTTGCAAAGTGCACTAAAGGAGAAGCAACAAGATGGCACAGAAGACACCGAGTAAACCGCAAGACCCCACGACCGCACTTGGCGTTCTAAGTAAATCCATCGACTCGTTCACAAACAAGCTGGCATCTAAGTCGTCTGCCTTGGGCCACTTTACCAACATGACAAATCCGGGCATGACCAAAGGGGGCATGGCTGCATCGGCTGCCCTCGGTGCCGGTTCTTTATTAATGAGCGGACTTGACAAGGTAAAGGAAACCTTTGTTGATCCTTTCATCAACGCTGCAAAGGGTGGCTTTCAGAACGGATTTAATCGAGGCTCTGGTTTAGAAACATTCGCTAAGACCTTCGAGTATGTCGGGTTAGTTGTTGGGTTGAAATTTGCCCCTGCTATCATCACGGCTGCCACGTGGGTTATGACCTTCGCAGATAGGTTGAGAGCAAGCTCAAAGAGCGTCGAGTCTTTTGGTACGAAGTACATGGACACGGTGGACAAGGTGGTGACTTGGGGTGGATACAACCCTGCGAAAAAGGTACTGGATTCCTTTGGAATTGGGGACTGGCGGAAGAACATGAAGGCTTTTCAGAACAAAGAAGACCCTGAGTTTCAAAAGATGCTAAAAAAATTAACTACTTCTTTCGAGAATTCTTTGACAGGACAAAAAGCCGGGTACACCGATATCGCTTCAGTCCGAGAGGCAGCACAAATGGCTAATTTCGTTGATCCGCTCGAAAAAATGATGCAACAAGCAATCGTCGATGAGTTGCCTCGTATCCGTCAAACATCAGAAAGAACGGCAGGCACTTTAGAGCAAGGTTCAAAGCGATAGTCTTGATTGGAATATCGGCTTTTTCTATTTTGGGTAAGCTGCTGCCATAACTAAAAATCGACCTTGCACTGTCCTTACTTTAACTCCCAGCACAAACATTCGTTGTTGCAACAACGAACCTGTCTTTTTTGCAAACAGTTCTTTGTTTTTTTGATCCTTCATATCGACTCCAAGAACAACCCAGATGTTATTGTGATCGATCTTTTGAGTGGTCTTTACCTTAATGGCTGCCGTGCCGTCTTCAAATTCGGCAGTTGCTTCAGTCTGAATCTCGTAATTGACAATGTCGATGTAGAATAACTTGCCGTCACCGTATTCGATATTCACGAGAGCGGGATTATTCTTGTGCTGATCCACGACCTTCTGTATGCTTAATTCGGTTGCGTCGTTGTTTTTTTTAGTTCCTGTCCCCGTTCCCTTGCCTTCCGGCGTGCAGCCAGTGTTCAGAAGTGCAACGGTAACCAACAATGCAAACGCACACACAGAACGCATAAGGAGCCTCCAGAAAGCAAATGAACACCGCAAAAGCTCGAAGGGTAATTCGGGTCAAGCGGACAGACATTGCATTGCAGGAAAGTGTAGGGCGCGGTGGTTTTGCTGAAAAGGTGGCGATTTACAGCAACGAGGTCTGCCTATTGCAGGAATTATTGATTTCTTCTTGCTTATTACAGAGTTAATGGCTATGATTACAGAGATAAAACAGCTAATTGCAGAGCTAGAGGCAGTTAGCATAGAGTTGTTTGGCTTTGGCATGGGCAAAAACAGAACTGCGTTCCAAAGGGATAATTATGACAGAAAAAGAAATGCAGGAGTTGCTCCTTAAAAATGGTCGGATATGGAGCCCTTCTGCTCCGATCAACACCGTTGATCTTTTTGCTGGACGCCTTCAGCAGATATCGACGGTCTCGGAAGCAGTAAATGGGCGTGGACGCCATGCAATTTTGTATGGGGATCGTGGCGTTGGCAAAACCTCTTTAGCAAACATTTTGCGTGAACATTTATCTGGTTATCTTGCTGTTCGGATTATCAAGGTTAACTGTTCTGCAACAGATACATTTGAAAATGTTTGGAGAAAGGCTTTTTCAGAAATCCCAATGATCCTTGAAAATCCGCAAGCTAGTCCAGAAAACGCTCTGCCGCAAATAGAAGAGTATACGTTGGATCAATATCTTGCGAACTATACGCATATTGGGCCGGGAGAAATTCGGAAATTATTAGAACGAGCTTGTGATTCTGAATCTGAAATCCTTATCGTATTTGACGAGTTCGATACGCTTGCCCCAGAGCACCGACGAATCTTTGCTGACACGATTAAAGATTTGTCTGATAATTCCTCTAGTGTGACAATTCTTCTGGTTGGAGTGACAAGCGATGTGGCCGATCTAATATCTGATCACCAATCGATTGATCGATGTCTGACTCAGATCCAAATGCCTCCTATGACAAAGCGGGAATTGCAGACCATTATTACCAAAAGGCTCAAAGAACTGAATATGACGATGTCGCCTGATGCCTCGGATTTGATTGTCTCTCTTTCTCAAGGATATCCGCATTATACGCACCTCCTGGGACACCAAGCTGCAACGAAAGCGATATCCACTCAGAGAACCCATATCACTTCAAGTGATACTTTTTATGCAATCAATTACGCTGTCCAAGCAACACATCGAACTATTCGTGGGGCATACCAAAAAGCAGCAGAAAGCCGAAGAGGTGGCTCGATTTATCCTCAAGTTCTTCTGGCATGTGCTCTCGCAAAAATGGATGATATGGGGTATTTTAGGGCATCTGATGTAAGTGAGCCCCTTACCGAAATCATGGGTGAAGCATACTCTGCCCAAGATTTCACCTCCCACTTGAATAATTTTTCAACCGATCAAGCAAGAGGGCCTGTGCTTGAAAGATGGGGTGAGCGGAATCGATATCGATATCGATTCCATAACGCGATGCTCAAACCGTTTATCATAATGAAGGGATTGGATGACAAAACCATTACAGGCAGTTTGCTCGAAAAGTTAACAGGCATGATAGTGCCTGATTCACCCTCTAACTGAGCACATTCTTCTCTGCTCTTCCGGCCCACAGCCGGAAGCAAACACAACAAGACACAAACACAAGAACAGGGGTGGCACGGAAAGACGCATAGGAACTCCCAAAGGTTATTCGCTGATGAAACGGTATCCTTTAGGGTAGGGCGCTGAGGGAGGGGCGGGAAGATGACACTATGGAGCCTGCCTCGCATTCAAACCCCAATTCACTAGAACAGGAATATAGCAAAACCAACCACCAACCCGACCCCCGGAAAGAACGAACTCCTCTTCCCCGAGTATGCCTACTTTGTTTTCCTGAAGCTTGGTTGGGATCCGAAAGCGGAGTCGATGGAGGAGTTTGCGGAACGGCAGCGGCGACGATTGCAGGCGGGGCGGAGGGTGGATGGTAAAGGGGAGAATCGGAGGAGTTGTGGAAATTAGGGGGCA